TTTACGTATAATTGAAAATCGCAATTGCGTCATTAACCTTTGAGAGAAGAGAGTGCATAGATGATAATTCAGAATCAACAATAGCACCCTTTTCAACGTATAAATCAGCTTGATTTCCCTCACTTAATCGGTGATATTTAGCCGACAAACGATTGAGGGAATCAATATTACTAAGAATCATCTTGCGAAGAAACAACAATTCTAATTTTGACAAATCCATGATAAATCACCTCACCAATTAATTTTTAAAATCTTTATGCCGTGTAAGAACATGTCCACCCCTGCGGGGATGTACGTGGGTCTTTAATTTCCGGTGAAGAGAGCGGAACACAACAAACCAAAACAGATAATACCCCTTTCAACCCTGTCTGGTACAGGGGACGATAGCGTTGTAGGTCTTAGCTTGATGCGGATAAAGACATACTAAGGAGCCAATAAATATCCGCACCCACACAAAGGATACTGGCATTCCGCTACACACTATCCGTGACGGCGGGCCCCCCAGCGATGCCCCCACCGTCCGACCAACGCTTTCTCGTTCCGGCAGGTACAAGGGTGATCAAAGAAACAGTGGATATATCAGCCACAAAGGAACAGGCGGGAAGCAGGGGAGCAGCGACCGCTATAGAAAAGGTGCTGGCAAGCGCGTCAGGGTTCGCGCTCCGCTTTCCGAACCCTTTGACGCTACCGCTTGCCAAAATACACCTTTTTGCCTTTTTTGCTTACTTTTTCCGGCATAACCTCAATAACACCACGACGGACTAATATTTCATCATTACTTACAAAATCAGTCCTTTTTGTATTATCAATAATTTCGTCAGTATCATAAGCATTGTACAGATCATTCGTTGCACAGTACACATATTTCCACAACGGAACAATGGCAAATTGTGCCGCCGAATTTTCGTAATCCCAGCCATCATAAGCCACATTTGTGCAAACCCGCCATGTCTTCCGGCAGACGATAACCTCACCGGTAATGTCACGAATCAACTTGTCAACATGGGCAAACCGCTGGGCAGTACAAACTAATTCCTTACGATTTTTCCGACACTGTAACAGCTGAAAAAGAAGATTGATATTAAAATCTTTCCAACTACGGGAGTTGAAAACAGTTGAAATTTCGTCAATTAATATAATCGTGTTAGCTGGGGCTTCGATGATCTGCTGATAATTAACGAGTGGAGTATAAGGTATATCCTTAAGGTGGATATTGGAAAGTACATTGAGTTTGTATTTAAGGGCATTCCGGCGAACATAATTAACCGCTGATAAAGACTTTCCAGTACCGAACATGCCAACGTATATCCGAATACCAAAACCACGCCAAATGAGCCACCGTTTTTCCTTGAAATACAGATAAATATCACGGGGAGCAAAGCGAAGAGCCTTGACAAATGTCCAGGCAATACGTAAATACCAACCAAGCAGCCACCAGACAAAGACCAGAGCAACAACAAACAAAGCAATCATAGTTAACACCCCCTACATTTTTGGCGGATGCATAAGAGCCTGACACATCATCACTACCGCACCGACAAGTATAGTGACACCCAAAAACGAAACAACGTTAGCCATCGAAACAACATTACCATCAACTAAAACAAATTCAACAAATAACTGCATGTAATCACCTCAGCTTTCCAGTCAGAAAAAAAACAAAAATGATTGTATACACAAACAAAATAGTAACAATCAGTAATTGCAAATCATTATGTATCGTAGCCAGCGTAACGGGGCCGGCAGCGTCAGAAGAACTTGCTAAAGTGCCGGAATAACGGGCATTAGACACCGTAGCTCCTGAATCACCCAAATCATAAATGAGTTCTACATCATCATAATAATAATCCTCATCATAATCAAAATCACTGTCAAATTCATGACTGACCGTACCGCCCCACACATAGAATCGTAATCCACTCATAAAAACCCCCTCATTTAAAAATTCCAAACAGAAACGTCAGCAGAACACTGGCAACCGCAAAGAACAAAAACAACTGCCAGCATGTAACTGTATAACCGCACACATTAACCGGAATCTGCATGATTGCATAAGCCGAAGATACAGCATCCCTAAAACCACTCATAACATCACCTCCCAAAGATACGCAGACACACAACAAGACCAAGACCCAAAGCAATAATTGACAATACATCAGCGGGAAGAAATGAAAACATACTGCCCAGCATGGCCGGAAGCTGACCGATACCGGAAAACAAATTTTGAAGTCCGGTAAAAAAATAATTTAGTGTCGTGGGAATGTTCGTAAACGAACTGACAAAATTCTTAACCAGATCAAGCAGGCTGAACGTTCCGGTCGGTGAAGTAAAAGAAGCATCATCACCGACCGTACCAGTACCGACAACATTGCCATCACGGTCGTATTCGGTAAACTCATTGCCCTGACTTGTCCAACTGCCAGAATCGTTCAGGAAATCCCCTAAGTCATTAACATCCGTGGGAGTTTCCGACCATGCCGTGTCACCCGTATAATAACCCAAAGAATTATAATTCCGGCGGTATACAGAGATTGGACCAACATAATACTTACCAGCATCTATGTAATAAAACTGAACCCTTACTTCACTGACGGCAGCATCAGTATCCGCCGTAAACTCACCGTGTCCACCTTCTGATAACAACGAATCCATATAATCAACAGTCCATTCATATGTATACGCACCATCTGCAGCCGGAAGGCCGGAATACGAATTAGTACCATTAGTACCAATATCAACAAGCACCCTAGTAACATACGACAGTGGCGCATAGCTGGAAGCAGTACGGTAAGTGTATGATATCCGTGCACAATACGGGGAAACCGACGAACCATCCCATGTAATTTCATCCCATGTTTTCTTCCAAAAAAGGGAACCAGTTGAATACTGGCGGTAATACAAATCTTTTGGTGCAGGAATAGTAGTATCAAAAGCATATTCTTTTTTTCCAGGCTCATACGAATCAGTTCCAACAATAACACTAAAATCAGAAGAAATATAAATATCACTATTTTGCGAATCACTTATATAACTAACCGGTGAAGTTACAACGCTTGTTTGTGTATTTAAATTTAATAAACCCATAGTCGTCCTATATCCCGTTCCACCATCTTTTAAACGCAGACAATTACCTCCAGCTATATGTTCATCATTCGTATCAGTATAAATCAAAAGTTCCCAATCACCATAAAAGATATTATAAACATACGGGCCAGCACCATTAACATAAGACATAGTTACAAGATAAGGCAATCCACTATTAACAGAATCAAGGTATTTCTTTTCATCCTTATATACAGAACCAGATGGAGGTAAACCAACATAAACACACCCGTCACCATTAAGTAAACCAGTTAATTTTGAATCTTCATAAAAAGATGATTCCACAGCCCCAAATACCGGAACACACATAGACACGCACATAACAGCCACCAACAAAAATGCAAATAACTTTTTCACGAAAAACACCTCCTTTTACTGAAAAACTCCCCCCGAAACACATCGAGGGGAGAAAACCGGAAAGCAATCAACCTTTGCCCCCGCTGGACTTGCGCGCTCTGGCGAACAGACCAAGGCCAGCAGCAGCGATACCGCAACCAATGAAAACGTTCATTGGATATGTCGTAAACAGTGGTACAATAGCAGTAACAACACCAACCGCATCCGTTGCAGCACTGGCAGCATCACCGTCAGCAGCATGAGCCACCAACGGGGCATACATGGAAACCGCACCAGCAACAGCCGGAATAACAACAGCAGCTTTCTTAAACATACCTGACAACCTCCTTTCCACAAAAGTAATATGTAAATGCAAGTACCAATAACCTTGCTAACACATCCTACGCGGGCCGGATAAATTCAACGCTACCCCACTGGTTAAAAAACAGTTCAACTTCATCACCGATAGCAAAAGCAGAGCAGTCAAGCGTTTCCTTACAATATTGCTTGCTTACAAGCAGTCCAACAACATCATTCCGGTTCGTATCCATCGTACAATGCAAGTTAGTACCCTTGACTTGCCTACCCGTCTTTCTTGACGGATAGTCCAATTTCTCAATACCAATAATCTTAACCTTCATACAAAAATCCTCCTTCATAAATAGATAAATGATAGTATTCGAGGAATCCCAAACACATTTCGCGGTAAGGCCGGATACTGTCACGATATCCATTTCTATAGACACAAGGCCTTATGTGCTGGTTCACGTCGTTATTTCCTCCACTCTGCTTTTACCGGACTTGTGACCGGCCAGCTTCAGCTGGGTAGCATTAAAGATATTTAAGGGGAGGGAGCCGGAGCCCCCGCACCGTTTTACTTGCTATAATTCCTTATCCAACGTTCAGCAGATTCAATATCATTAAATTCCATATCAGAATTAGCAGGACTGCAAATATACGAATACTCAACATCATCTGGGTGAAGAACAGTAATCCCAAAACCATGCTCAGCAACTTCTTTAGCATTATTCCGGTAAATGCCCCAGCCGTTAACCTTTTTAATACGCTTCATGACACTTCCCCTTTCAGTCCTACCGAGATACATCAATTTTCTGTTTCTGGCCATCTGGAAATAATCTGATAATTTCATTGTTTGCACAGACAGTATTTCTAAAATCTAAAGTATAACCACGTTTCCAAGCATCTTTCACATTAACATCAACCGTCGATAATACAGAACCCACTGAACCGGCAAAATAAGGATAACGACAATCATCCGATGAAGCATCACAAATCTCCAGATACTCCGCTATACGGTCCAAAGCATTCCTTAACACCAAATTCTCTAATACCAGTTCTTCTTTAGTCAATTTTATCCCCTTCATAAATTTTCCCCTTTCAATCCTTTGCATTTATTTACTTTTGCTGGGGCATATGCTAAAATGTAAGCACCACACAAACACTTTATATACCCCAGCAATGACAGTGCATGCACGTTCATTGACTATACAATAACACAGGGTGCATGTACTGTCAATGACTTTTCTAAAAATACGCGAAAGGAGAATATAAAATGCCATCAAAAAAACCATATATACAAATACGGGCAAATCAAAATTTAATAAACAAATTTCAAGAAATATGCGATAAAGAAAGCAGAAGTATGTCAAATATGGGAGAGTACATCATAAAAAAATACATAGAAGAATACGAAGCAAAAGAAGCAGGAGAGGGCAGAACCTAAAGGTAAATTGTCCGAATCCAAAGACCAACTAAAGAGAGAAGAGTGAAGTTTGATCCTCACTCTTTCTTTTCGGTAAAAATGCACATACAAAAGGTGCAGCAGCGCCACCGATCAGCCCCCGATCAAAGGCACCTTTTTAGTAAAAATACACAAAAATTTTTCATACTATTCCCTCCAGTCCAACGGCAGATCAGTGTCACATATCATAAAATCATCATCTGTATTGACACCATTATCAGTATCACTTATAATAAACATATCATTTATTTTATTTATCAAATCATCTAAAATTGTTTGGTTGAGATTGAGCCGATTACCTTGCATCAGGTACGGTTCAATCTTTTTCCATGTCCGGTAATTCATACGCTCAACATACGGTTCAATTTCACCCCCCAAGGCTCTTATTTCCAAAAGCATGTCCACATACAGCCTACTGGCATTGGGGAGTGCTTCACGGCCATTACCGTCGCTCGTAGGTGCCCTTATAACAATGTTATCCCATGACGGTATATCACGGGGATTATATGTATATTCCAAGCGGGTGAGAGAGCAGTCGAGCTTTTGTTCTCTGGCCTTGTCATAGACCTTAAGATAACCATGCTTGTGACGCTGGCCATAATAACGGGTACCCTTGTATAATCCTTTTTCCTTACGGGAGCCGACAACTATTACATCCGATATGTCCACCGGAATATCTACGGCATAATCATAACGCACAAGACATCCGTCCTTGCAGTTGTCACTTATATATTTTAAAACGGAATCGAAGAGGGCAGTACCGACATGCTTATTTGGATTGACTTTGATTCTCAACATGTCCAGTGAATACCATTTCTTTTCTTGCTTATCATAATTTTTCCACTTACCAAGACCAAAGATAATACCATCATGCCAGATGTGGTTAGTATAAAATTCGTACCGGAAAGAGGGAAGCACATCCAGCTTACAACCAGTTTCAGCTTTGAAACCAAAATCACCCAATAGATCTATTAACAATTGTGTGGCTGTTTTATAACCCACGGGCAGCAAGTATTCGATTGTGACCATGTCGACAGAATGAGTATAACCGTTAACATCAACAACAGAGTTCTGAACCAATTTGTTACCCCCCTTATTTTTGTATAAATACAATGAAATCCCGGTATTACACAGCGGGATTTCAAAAGTTCAACTATTCGTGAAAGTGGGTTCGAATTGACTTGTTCTGAAAGAACTGATATTATATCAATACAAGCATCGAAGTCCAACTATTCGCGAAAGTCTACTTT